ACATCAAGAATGTAAAACTCATTCCAGATGGTAATGCATATTTTACACGTTCTATGGGTATGCTTGTTAATAAGTCCAATCTTGGTTTTGGTGATCGCTCTTGGCGTTATGCTGCGGTTGTGGATAATGGAGTCATCGAAAAACTGTTTGTTGAACCAGGACAGCGCGATAATGCCCCCGAAGATCCTTATGTTGAGACTACTCCAGAAAATGTTTTTGAATATGTAAAAACTACAGTGAAAGAAACTATTGCTGCTTGAAGATAATCAAAGCGTCCAAAAGGGCGCTTTTTTTATAAATATCTTCAGTGTTTTAGGTAATATTCAATGACCCTAGATCTTCATAACTTTTTTAAGTTTTATGATGATGGTAATGAGAATCATGTTGCAGCGGTTCAATGGTTAGAGGATAATCTTCCTTCTCAGTTTTTAGATGATGCAGAAACAGATTGGATTGGTATTTACAGAACTAAGCCCCCTACACCCGCAGTTCTTTCAGTTCCTTACTTTAATCAAGTAGACAACTACAGAGATGCACATAGAACTTGTAACAGTTCATCGTGTGCTATGTGCCTCGCTTTCCTCAAGCCAGGAAGCATTAAAGGCGATGATGAGTATGTCAAGAAAGTATTTGCGATTGGCGATACTACTGACCATGCGGTACAAACGAAAGTTCTGGCAGGTTATGGAGTTAAGTCACACTTTAGTTACAATCTTTCTTTTGCTGATATTGATAAGAGTCTTGATGCTGGAAAGCCTGTTGTTATTGGTATCCTGCACAGGGGTCCTCTATCTGCACCTACTGGCGGGCACATGGTTGTAGTCATTGGTAAGACACCAGACGGTAAAGGTTATTATGTGAATGACCCATATGGTTCGTGTAATGATAACTACACTGGTCCAGTAACAAATGGTAAGAAGACTATTTACGCCAAAGCAATGCTCAAGCACCGCTGGGCACCTAATGGAGGGGACGGATGGGGACGCATTTTTGATTAATAAATAATAATGCTCTAATGAGTTCGCATCCATAAGAGTGGAAAAGGTGTCTTCGGGCACCTTTTCTTGTATAAATAGTATTGCGAACTCAATTTGGAAGCAGTTATGGTAAATCCTAACAGATTTTATACCTATGCATATTTGCGTAAGGATAGAACTCCTTATTACATAGGTAAAGGAACGAGATACAGATTATTTGAAGGTAATGGAAAACCTTGTCCTGTTCCATCAAAAGATAGAATTTTAATACTTAAAAATAATCTAACAGAAGAAGAAGCATTTAAACACGAAACTTATATGATAAATGTGTTTGGTAGGAAGATTGATGGTGGAATTCTTTTGAATAAAACTTTTGGTGGAGAGGGTGCTTCTGGTAGAATTGTAAACGAAGAGGTTAGAGAAAAAATAAGATTATCTTTATTAGGCAGAAAGCAAAGTTTAAATACTAGAAGGAAAAAAAGTATTTCTTTACTGTGTAAAAATAGAAATCCACTTACAGAAGAACAGAAACTTAAGATAAGTAATACTCTAAAAGGTAGAAAATTATCAAAAGAGGTGGTAGATAAAAGAACTCAATCTGTATGTAAAAATACTTATATTGTAATATCACCTGATGGAATTGAATATAATATTAATAATTTGAAAGAATTTCAAAGACAAAATAATTTAAAACATCTTTATGATGTGGTTTCAGGTAAAAGAAAACAAGATAAAGGTTGGATTGCTTTCAAATTATAAATAACTAAAAAGTATTCGTAAGATGGACGCACAAGATTTTCGTAGTCTTCAAGAAGCATATATGGAAGTTATTGAAAATCAACAGCAACTTGATGAAGCAGAAAGACCCATTTACGGAAGAGGTGGTAAGTTAAGAAGAACAGAAACTCCTCTTCAAGTTCTTGGAAAACACGCAACTGCAAGAGATAAAAAAACGAAGCATAATATCCCAAGAGGAGGAAGAACTTTTCCGGCAGGAAGACCTAATGAGGGAAACCCTTCATCATTAATGTCTGGTGAATATGACAGAGGAAAGGGAAGTGCAGCAGCAAGAAAAGAAGCAGCATTAAAAAAACCAGAACCTAAAAAATCATTTCCAAATCGTTTAAGAAGAAGTGACGGACAGGGTATTCATGATAGTTACGATTATTATGATATTATCCTTTCACACTTACTTGATGAAGGATATGCTGAAACTGTTAAAGCAGCAGAAGTTATTATGGTGAATATGAGTGAAGAATGGAGAAACTCTATTTTTGGTTAAATACTGATGGAGAACGAAAACTCTTCAAACAATTTCAAAAGAAAGATGCTTAAAGTTATTAAAGAACTTACAAATAACGGACGGCATGTAGAAGCAAACGAACTTTATCAACGGTATTTCGGAGACAACAATGGCAAGAATCGATCTACATAACTTCTTCAAGTTTTATGACGAGAAGAACCCCAACCACGTCAAAGCAGTTCAGTGGTTGGAAGATAACCTCCCAGTCAAGTATCTAGAAGATAATATTGATTGGGCAGAGATTTATAGAGGAAAAAAGACTAGTGCTGCACCAGCATCTGCTCCCGCTGCTGCAGCTCCTGCTCCCGTAGTTGGTGGTGATGATGTTCCACAAATGGGCATCAAACTCATTAAAGAGTTTGAAGGATGCAGATTAAATGCATACCCAGATCCACTTACCGGTAATCTTCCAATCACGATTGGTTGGGGATGCACCCGCAAGAAAGATGGTTCTGCATTTAAGATGGGAGATTCAATCACTCAAGCAGAAGCAGATGAACTTTTGATTGATGAGTGTAAGCACAACTTCCTTCCATCACTTAGAAAAATCCCACATTGGAGTGAAATGTCAGATGGACAAAGAGGCGCTCTGCTCAGCTTTGCTTATAATCTTGGTGCCGGTTTTTACGGTGGCAATGACTTTAATACTATTACTAAACGCTTGAAGAATAAAGAGTGGGACTTAGTTCCCGATGCGCTTTATCTATATCGCAATCCTGGTTCAAATGTAGAAGCAGGTCTTGCTCGTAGAAGAAAAGCAGAAGGTGAATCTTGGAAAAAAGGTTAACCTATTACGCAAACTAAAATGGACAACAAAGAAAAGGGTAAATGTATGAGTACTGTTATTCGTGTTGCTATTTTGAGTTGGTCTGCTGCTCTTCTAACAGCATCATATGCGGGTCTTCTTTCTAAGATGGACCCAACATTCATTGCTACTGTTTTCACAGCATCTGCTGCTACATTTGGTATTAATACAATGAAGAAAGGTGGAGATGATGATGAGAAAAAGGAAGAAGAACCACGCAGAGAGGTAGTTGTGGAAACCCTCCCAGAACCACCAGCACCAGAAGTTGCTGTTGGAGAACAAACTCTAGAAGAAAGAGTTGAAGTTTTAGAAGGACAAGTACAACCTCGCACAGGTGGAATCTAATGGCAAAGTCAGCAAACAAAGGTAAAAAGGGTTCTGCTGGAGGAAAACAATCCAAGCAAAATCAAGGTAATGCAACTGCCAAAAAGGCAAAGAATGGTGGCAAGAAAAAGTGATTGAACTATTATTAGTTCTTTTAGTAGGTAATATAGTCACGAATGTCAAAATTGCCAATTTTAATTGCAATTCAGATTATGTTGGTGATCAATCAGATGGAGACATAGGAATACTTTACATGTGCAATTATGCCAAGAGAATGGAACACTCCAAAGAGGGAGTGTTGGAACGCTCCGATACATCAAATATTGAAAGCAATAGATAATCACACCCGTCTTCACATGGAGACGGGTGATTTTTGGCATGAAGAACAGGCCCAGATCTTGAGAAAATATGTCAAAGATTTGAAAATCTGGATTCATAGACAAGAAGGATGGTGGGATGAATGAAAAAAATCATCGCAGCAATCGGTTTATCTTTAAGTTTAACTTTTCCAGTAGTAGCAGAATCAATAGTTAAAACACAACCAACAGTAAAACCATATAGTTTATCTGCAATGGGTTGTATGATACTTTTAGAATGTACGGAAGGTGTTGAAAAACTTTCAGTAGATTCTGATCTATTAAAGAATCCAGACTTTGATCCTTTTAGAGAGGAACTAAAAGCAATCATTGCAGGACTTGATAAACTTGGAGTTCCTGTTTATGTTGCACCAGAAAGATATTTTACTCCAAGAACAGTTGGTCTATATAAACCAGAGTACAATAGGTTCTTTGTAAATGAACAACTCATTAAAGACCCAAGAGAGTTTCTTGGAACGATGAGACACGAAGGGTGGCATACAGTTCAGGACTGTATGGGTGGTGGATTACAAACATCTTTTATGGCACAAGTTCATCAAGATAGTGAGATTCCTGCTTGGGTAATGAAAACTACAAAATTGACTTATGAAACGATGGGCCAAGGTCGTGCAGTTCCTTGGGAAGCAGATGCTAACTGGGCAGAAGAACAGTCAAATGTAACTGCAGAAAAGTTAGAAATGTGTGCGAAAGGACCACTGTGGGAACAGATAAGACCAACACCATTAACGATGGATTGGTTGATTGGGTGTGGATGGATGAAACCACAAGAAGGAAAGTATCCTTATTATCCAAATAAAAAGGCAGAGATGTGTGTGGAAGGTAAGTTTTGATGAGTGAGTTTCCTTGGGGAGTAATTATAATATTAGGATCTGGACTTATCTTTACACTCTATGTAATTTACTACATATTACGATTAGCACACGAGGAAATGAAAAATGAAGAACCTAGCAATCATTCTGT